GCATTTAAAACATCTTCTCCCTGTTTTGCTATTTTAAATTTAACAAAATTATCTGAAACCTTTGAAAGTATGATTGAGCTTTCTCCTTCTACTTTGTATTGTAATTGTCCATTTGAAGTAACTTCAGTACTATCAATAGTTAAATTAGAATTTGCTGCCACAATTCCATAAGTATCAATTGCAACTGGAACATATTTAGTTTCAGCAACATTAGGTCTTAGCGAATTTACAAATGAATTAATTTCTCTGTTAACCTCTGTATTTGGTAATGTATTATACACAATTGTTGGGGAAAAACTTGAGTTAATATTTAACTTCAATAATTTTTTACCATACTTTTTAGGTTGATTGTAAATTAAAGAAGCAACCTTTAAAATTTGAGTATTGTCAGTCTCATTATAGATTCTCATATTTACCGTAATTAAGAAGTTACTGGTAATTGATGAGTTTAAAATTACTGGTCTAAATACAATTGCCTCATCAAATTGGCTTGTTTGTGTAAATGTATTTGAGAACGTATTAATATAATTAAGACCAAGTTGTTCAGCCACTTGTACCTCATAGAAAATCGTTAAATCATCTCCTGAAGTTTGCATTCTACTATTGATATAACTTTCAAAACCTGATTGTGAACCATCTTTAGTTCCAAAGATTTCAAAGTAGTCTCCATCATTCGCATGCTGAATATTTACAGCTAAATCTACATACTCATCCTCTTGTCCAAGTACTAATGATTTACCTTCAACTAAATTAATATATTGATATTGTCCAATTGTAACTACGGAACTAATTAATTTAAAGTCCAATTCATAGTTAATTGTTGGGTTAATTGCATCCTGAGAACCTGTAGTCCCAAAGAAAGTTTCCTCAAATTCAAGGTTCTTTGTAGGGTCATACATATTTACAAGAGATGGAACTTTAATCTCAATATATTTTGAGTATGAAGTAGCTCCTAAGATAAATGGATTTGGATTTTGAATCTCAAAATTAGAAGAGTTTAAATATACTGTTGAGTTAAAGTAGTTATAAACTCCAGAGTTTCTTTTAATCTTTGTTTGGAATAAGAATCCATCATAACCTCTACCATTAAATGAATATCCGGTTCTTAAATGCAGTCTTATTGTGTCGTACCAAACAGCGTTTACAGTGGATGATGGAATAATCGTAAGGTTATTTGAATCAGTACCATTCCACTCATTAGAATCTAAGTAGGCTAATGAATTATCCAATAGGGCCATTTGTCCATTGATAGAAGTAGGTACCGCATACCATCTTCCAGATTGTCCTGGTGCAGTTTTAATGTCATTTCCGGTTTCTGCTGCTGGAACTGAAAAAAGAGAACTTGCTCGATCCGAAACTTCAATTTGTCCACCAATAAAAGCAACTCCAGCTAAATTAGAGTATTCATAAGAATATGCTCCATTAGTTGTAGGTGTATATATGTAGTTTTGGCCAGACACATATCCATTACCATTAGGTATATTAAATCCAGCTATATTATTAATGCTAGGGTCACTTAAGTCGAACTTATATGTTTTTCCATTCTTAAGTAATAATTGTCTGCTGGCAAACCCGTTGATTACCACATAACCGTTTGAAGTAGTAACTGTGAATTCAACAACATCTGCTCCAAGTTCATGAATCAAAAATCTAGAAGCATTATCATCACCATCAACTGTATTTAAATACTTAAGTTGACTTCCATTATTATCATTTTCAATCTTTACCTCATTCGGGTTTGATTGGTCATGATAGATGAATTCTAATAATACATCTTCGTCTATTCTTATGAATCTAGATGATTTCGCCATTTCTTTATAATTTTTTAAAATCTAAGCCATTTTGGAGACCAATAAAGTCCAATACCAATTTGAGGTCCAACTGTAATAACTTGATTTGGTGTAAGATTTAATCCAAACCCTGCTCCAATTCCTACAGACCAACCTGTCTTTTTAACTGGCTTTTGATTTAATTTATCGTTAACTAAACTTATGTTTTCAATGTCAGTAAATTCAAGACCTGGATAGCTTGAAGTTATTCTTAAAGTATTTATTCCATTCTCTTCTAACACTGCCGCTTTAAGTTGTACTCCTTGTTTCCAGTTAAAATCTGAACCAATTACACTTAAATCATTCTTACTTGATTTAATATCTAACGATGCATTAAACTGTCTCCAATTATATTTATCCCAGTTTTTTGAATCACTAAAATTTATCTTGTAAATTGAATCGTTTACCTTTACAACATCGTTCTTAGAATTAATGATTTGCTCTTTGATTTTTAACTGAGCGCTTAACAGTGAATTAACGCCTTTAAGTTTTTTATTTAAATCAAGGGCTTCTTTATATTGTTCAATTTGCTTTTTATTCTCATCAGTCAATGAATTAATATCATAAACATATGAAAGTCTTTCTGCAATCAACTGTCCATTTTGGCCTCTTACAATTCTAAGCGTATCTAAGCTTGCTTTGTAATTATTAAATGTTCTTTCCGAAATCTTTTTTGTATTCTCTAATTCTCTTTTTAATTTTGAGTTTGAGTTACATTGCTGAAGGAATATCAACAAAAACACCAATACCCCGATGAAAATCAGGGTATTTTTTGATGGTATGTATTTTTTATAATCTATCATTGTTTAAAAATTTATGATCCGCAAGATTTCCAAGTAGATCCTCCATCATTAGAATATTCTAATTCCATTGAGGCTGAACCAAATGTTCCACCAGCTCCAGTATTGATTGTAGGATTTCCTGAGAATGTTAACACAGTATTGTCTAATGGTACTGCAGTGTTACTAGAATATGCAAAAGCCTGTGTTGTTGTCATATATGGGAAATTGGCAGATAAGTTTGTTCCATTGACTGAAACAGATCCTGAACCTCCTGAAATATACGTGTTTGAAGAAACTTTAAGTCTAACAATAACACTAACTCCGGATCTTACTTTTATTAATCCAGAACCACTTAAGGATAACGGTGAACTCGATCCTGAGCTATTAAAGTTAAAACTTAATGCCGGAGAACCGCTACCAGATGAGTTAACAACATCAGTATATACTCCGGCGCCTGCTTGAATAAATGCATATAATTGATTACTTCCACCTGGATTACCAACACCAAAATTATTATCTTTAACAATGTAGTCGATAGTTTTTCCATCTCCATTTACATCAGTTACTGAATGTTCAGTTATTTGTCCAGCTCCAATACCTGCAATACTATTGAATGAGAATGATGAAAGAGAAGGAGAATTCCATTTATAGAAGTAGTTGTCCGCCTTTAATCTATATTTAATATATCTAATACTTCCAGTTGGTGCAGTAACACTACCTGAAGGTATTAAAGTACCTACTGAATTTGGATCAGTTCCTAAATCATATGTTTCATATACATATCCATTGGAAATTGCATCTAACGAAGGATATGATACCTGCGTAGGATAAATTTGTGTACTATTTGGAATTAATGTTACTAATGAAGTTGTATCAATACCTATAATTGCAGTTGTACCATTAGCAGGTTGAATATCCACACTAATATTTAATGTAATTGTGGTAGGATAAGTACCTGGTGATAATGTTTGTGTAATCCCATCTATATATCCAGGAAATGTTAATGCCGCCGGAGATGTTGACCAATAATATCCATTCGGTGCATTTACATACACTTGATGTAAATATGAGCCTCCTTGTGTATATGTTGCAGATCCTAATGAAACGGTTCCTAGACCATTAGGGCCTGTATTAGCATCGACTAATTCAAAATTTAATGTAGTTGCTGGAGCCTGTCCAGTTCCTTTATCTTTCCAATATAAATCAGTTTCACCTAAATAAATTATTTGAGGTAATTTTTTAATCTTAAATGTAGTTCCAAGTGTTGTATTAATATCAACGTCAGTTGTGTCGACATTAGATCCAATTCCATAAATACCAGCGACCGGAGTCGTAGCATTCATTACAATATCCGCACCTCCAATAATATTTATATCACCATTAGTTTCACTAGCAGTACCTTGACTATTTGGGTCTATAGACATTGGATTTTCAGCAATTGTATATGAAAAAGAATTTAAATCAGGTACTAAATGTTGTGATTGGTTAATATCTCCAATCCAAACTTTACCATTACAAACATACCATCCAGCATAATCTCCAATACCAGCACCGATTCTAATTTTTAGTGCATCATCAATTGTGTTTGGTAATTGATTTAAATTTATAGTTTGGCTATTAACAAATCTTGTATTATCTGTAAATACATCTGGTAATACAGAGATAATAGTTCCATATGGTACAGTACCTCCTAATTCAGCAATACTCTTAAATGTAACCAATCCAGTGTTATCGACTGAGGTTGCAATCTTATCTAAATCTGCATTTGCGTTTTCAATATATAATTCAGTATTGATTGTAACCTTTGAATCAAAATGTACTTCCTCGGTAAAGTTAGCATTATTTGAATTAATAGACAGAATGTCCTGTCCAGTTACGTTACTTCTAAAAATATGATTGTCCGCTGACCAAATAAATCTGGTTGGCATTGCAGATCCTAATTCTTTAAACTGAGTTCTAAATGTAGTTTTTCCAGCTACTTGATCGTAGCTTAAAATAAAGTCAACCCAGTTGTCGATTACATCTCCACTCTTAAATCTTAAGTTAGAGAAAAAATGGTTCTTTCTATTTATAATCCATTGATATGGTGATTGGCCTGCTGATAGATTTTGGTGAGTTCCATATTCAGGGTCAGTTGATAAAAATCCAATACTAATTACAGGTGGATTTTGAGCTCCCACATTTGGTTCCGGAAATAACGTATCTGTTGTTAATGATGCATTATCACCGGCAACTCTAGTCCAATATGATTCTGTAACTGGTCCCGGGGCTCCAACATCTCCTTGAAATCCCATAGCACCTTGGTGACCTTGAGGACCCATAACTCCCTGAAATCCCATATCACCTTTAGGACCTTGAGGACCTTGAGGACCTCCACCATTGGCAACTAACTGGTCAAAGTTATAGTTAACCTTGTCCAATTTAATGTTATCACTATCAGAAATACTAATCTGTTTTAAATTGATTGCCATTCTTTATATCTTAATTTATTTTATATATATTCATTTTTTTAACACCATCCTGTGGAATCAAGTTCACCGGAAAGCTGGTCAATATTACCCCATGTTTTTCCGATTAACATAAGACCATTATCAATAATAAAATTATTGAACGCGCTTCTATATTTTAAGCTCGTTCCAGGTGCATTTTGTGAAATTACATTTGTCAATGGTAATGTACCTGCGCTACCTGCGGCCCAATTAACATGTACATATAAGAAAAATCCTACGACTTCCTCAATTCCCATTGGATATCCAATTGAAGAAAATTGTAAATCTGTCATTTCAATATACGTTGTTCTCATTGTATTTGCTATAGTACAACTACTAGGTGCAAATTGTGTTGTATATGCTACCTGAGGAACTTGAATAATCCAATCTTCCGTGAATGTTACCCCTACAAAGGCAGAACCATTCCAATATCTTCTGATTCCAGTAGTTGTATCTCTGTACCATCCAATTGATGCAAGATTAGTAGTACCTGCAATATATAATTGTGTTGCTAAATCAAATGTTAATGTGTCTATTTCATAATCAGTACCAATTAGTGGTAAATTTCCATTTAAATCGAAAACAGAAGGACCAAAAAATAAATTAACAGTATTTCCAATAGTACCTGAGCATATTCCCACTGCAGTAAATACAGAACCATTCCAATATCTTGCAGTTCCACCTGTATTTTTATACCAACCTGGGGCTGCGAATGTGGTTGTTCCATAATTATACAAATAATACGTGGTAGTAATATGATTAAATGTATTCCACTCGTTGGTACTAGAGCCAGTCCATGTATATTGATATATAGGCGGTTTAATACAAGCATCTAATTCAGTAGGTCTTGCATTTGTTAACATAATGTCAGTGGTTGTTGGCGCAGGTGGAGTTGATGTTGAATCTGACCAATATAGATTTGTATTTTCTAGAAATACAATATGAACCATTCGGCTCGCATACGTATCTGTTGAACTTGTACCTCCTTGGAATGAAACATCTGCACTCTCAATAGTCATATCTAATTGATATGTTCCACTTCCATCCTGTGTTCCATTCATCTCAATATTTCCACCACCGATAATTATTGATGTGTTATCTCCTCCATTATTTATTAAGTTTTGACCACCTCCATTTGAAGCAATCGTGTAATTAAATGAATTTAAATTAGGAGTTGCAAATTCATTTACACCATTCGCAACTTTCCAAGTTTGTCCATTACATAAATACCAACCTTCATATTCAGTTCCAACTTTACCTCTACCGTAAACAACTTGAAGCTCACCATAAGGTGGACCTACCTGAGATATTGTTTCATTTAACACAAAATTTGTTGAATTAAAATCATCCTCTCTAATAGAGATTATAGAACCTATTGGAAAACTTCCGAAGATTTCTTTTTTATCAATCCATTTAACTTTACCATTCGTTCCTTCTGCAACTAATATCTTTTCAAACTGTGCATCTGGCGTAAATCTAAACTCATCATGAGAAAACGCTTCAGGTATTATAAAGTTTGTACTAACATTTCCTCCAAAGCGTATCGTATTTGATGTAATCTTTAAATATGATGCACCCAATATCTCATATATAATTTCATCAGCAATTTGTAAATAATGAAACTCAGGGTCACCTGTGACAACCCTACCAATCTCCATATCTAAATTACCTGAAACTAATCCGATTCTAAAATCGGCAGCCTTTGTTGCATGTTGTAATCTAAGTCCAATCATTCTTTGAGAGCCTGAACCACCGACAATTGGGTTCGAATACACTGTTTTAACAGAACCATTAAAATCCTCAGGCGACTCATTTAATGGGTCAATATATCCTGTTTTTAATACAGCTGGCATTTGTTCAATATATCCAGGTGTTTGATTCACCTTTGGAAATAGGTATGCAGGAATTGCATTATCATCTGGAATATGCATTATCCATTCTGATGGTGCTGCAGGTCCTTGTGCACCCTGATAACCTTGGGCTCCCATAAATCCTTGATAACCTTGGGCTCCACTATAACCATGGTCTCCGTCAGCTCCTTTAAATCCCTGTGGACCTGGCATTCCTCCATTTAAAAATTGATTAAAATTAAAGTTAATTTTATCTATTTTGTCTTTGGACCACCAAGCTGTACTATTTGGGTCAAGGTCACTTTTAAATATTTCCTTAATATTTATATTCATTGATTAAGCCTGTATTTTAACATGTATTTTGAAATTGTAAGAATATCCAACCATTTTACTATATATTAGTCTAAAACTTAGACCATCATTTTGATAGCTTAAAATATTGTAGTTGGTCAATTTAGTAAAATTATCTTTTGTTAATTCTGTAACGTTAGTTACTGAAACAAATGATGTCTGTAAATCTTTTCCTTGAATTCCATATATATCAATATTGTCTAAAATAAATCTAGGCGTAATATTGTTGTTTGCGTATATTTGTAAATCATCATTGATAGATTCTTTGTCTCCAAACGAGAATTCACTATCAATATACTTTTTAAATCTTGGTTTGATTCCATCTTCAATTAACTCATTTAATATGGCAGATGGTAAATAAAAGTCTGCAATCACTTCACTGTCATTTTCATACCAATGAATTGAAGTTACATTAGATTGTTCAAATCTTATTTTATCTAAAGCCTCTAATGAAATTTCTTTAGTACTATCAAATTTAGTAATATCATAAGAATCTTTTACTTTCATGATGGTTGAAACCATGAATGTTTTCTTTTCAACAGGGCTTAATGTTCCATGCACATTTTCCGAAGTTCCACCAGGTAGAGCTTTAGAAAAATATAATGGTGAATATTTAGATCTGAATAAATTCAAATCCTTTTTATCAATTGCAATCTCTCCAATTGCAGGATATAATGGTAATTTATCTGATGTTTGAGAAAGTTTTAAAATGTTTTTAGAATTCTCATCATTTACTTTGTGATAGAAATAGTTTTTAATAATACCAAATCCTTCAGCATTATTTTTAAATGATTCAAATGCAAGTCCATTTCCATTTAGTCTATTATAAACTAATGTTTCATATTCACTATTTGAAATTAAAACTTTATTTGAATTATATAAATCAGTAAAGGTAATTACGTTATTGAATAAAGGGTTGTAATTTCCATTCATTCTGCGTAACACCGTAATATAACCTCCATCTTCTCTATCAACTATAACCTTTCCTATTTCTCCAGAAACTAGTTGATACGCCTTTGGTCTATCGGCATCCGCCTTAGCAGTGACGATTGATGGTTTGATTACATCAACCCCCGATTCAATTGAAAGGGTGTACTGATTATTTAATATATTACCATTCAAATCAACTGTAACATAATTAATAGTGCCAAACTTATTAAATAGATTTGCAAAATTATATGCATTAAGTTGATTTAAAATACTTGCAAATTGGTTTCTACCACCTTGATAATATTTAAATAATGAGTTATATGCAATTAATCCAAATTGAAAAGGATCCAGTCTTAACGTTCCAATTACTCCTGTTTGTGGGTTAAATGCATATGGCCAACCGCTAACAACAATACTATCATCATTAATTACTCTTACAACCTTTACTGCCCATGTATCTAGACCTAAATTAAAATAAATCCAACTATAATTTCCAATTTCATCTGGAGTCACATATGTTAAGAATTTTGCAGTTCCGTCATTTATAGAGAACTGTGAAGCACTTAAAATAGCTTCATCATTCTGTGCCCCAAATGAACTATTTTGAAAATCTATTTGAAATTCAATAGTAGTATCTATAATGGCATTATTGGATTCTAAATCCTTTAGAGTATATAATAGGTATCGATCTAAATTATCAATATCATTTTGTACAATTTCCAATTCTATTAATATACAAATGAATTTAAAGGCATCATTTTTAATTGAGTTAACAGTAACTGAATTTTTATTTGCACCATTTGTATATTTTAAGACAACACCAAATTTATAATCATTAACTTCATTTGTTGGAATAAACTCAGTTGGATTCTGTAATGTTGTTTCTTTACGTTTTTGGTAAATATATCTAAGTCCTCTAAATACTGTTGATGAATTTTTCTCTAAATTGCCATCATCAAACTTAGTCCAAAGGGATTTAAAGGTATTATCAAACCAAATTGGTGGATTATTAAGGTCACTCTCATCTAAATATCCATTCCAATTAAAGTATGCATCAAAATAATTAAATGATGTGTCTTTTAATTTATTAATCGTTAGGTCAGAATTTCCAAAATTAACATAGTTATTAAAATCCTTTCTATTCCCATCTACAAGAGATGAAGGTATACTGTGAATATGAAAATGCTCCATATTCATTAAATCAATATTTCTTGCAGAGTCAATTTCAATATTTGGAGAAAGATTATCTTCACCAAATGCTTCATTTACATTCAACATATATGGTAAATTTCTTGCATTAGTAGAATTCTTTAATGCAAACTTTGCAATATATGGAATAACTCTACTCTTGATAGATGTTTCTTTTAATCTATTTTCGCTAAGTCTATCGTATTCTGAATTTAAATTTGTGGCAACTTGAGTTTCATCTATCTTTTCATTCTCAAGTACTGGACTTAAACCTGTATAAAAGTCAAATGCATTAATTCCAGTTGGTAACTGGTCATATGCTAAATCTCCTAACTGTGAATTTCTAGTTGAATAGAAGTCAAAATCAAAATCTTTAAAATCATATGCAGAAAATCTACCATGTGAAACTTCAAATGGCATATACGTTTCAAATACCATGTCATTTGAAAACTTAATAGGTTTTTCCAATATAACTCTATATAGTGTTTGATCGAATGGATCTTGCACGAATTCAATTATTTTTGAATATATTTCTTTGTCCTTTTCTTTAATCCATTCATCACCAACATTAATGTCTTGAATCTCGCTTGATTTTACAAGAAATCCAGCAGAAGTATTCGAACCACCCTTCATTGTCCATATTGTCCAGTCAGAAAAAACAGTGTTCGTAGTATTTGGTACTAATTGGTCAACCAATCCAATATTATTTGAATCAGCATCCAACATTAGTATGAAATTATTAATAAAGTTTAAATTGTAAGTTCCAAAAGCTGTTAAATTTCGTTGATTACCATCTAAATAATCCTCAATGATTACCTTATTTCCATCAACATGTGTTTGGTATGTCATTACCTCTCCCATTTTAATCGCGCTTGAAATCGCAATTGCAATTTGTTGTAGTGTACCTTGATTTGAGAATCTATTATTTAATGCTCTTCCTGGTGCCAAACTATTATCAGCAACAAATGTAAAGTCTCCTAAATTATAACCTGCAATTTCAATCTCAGTTTTATCACCAATAAAAAATTTATCATTATGATTTGGAGTTCCAACAACCTCAAATTTTATAAATCCTCTTGGACTTGCAACATTTCTATCTGCATTAATAACTCTACCGGTTTTTGCAAAACCTATAAATGAATCTGTCTTTACACCATTCATTGAAACTGGAAGTTTTCCAACTGGAAAATCAACTGCATTCTTAATATTATGGAAATCTCCATTTTTATCTTTAACATAATGTAAAGCAGGGTTTAATAACTCAGATGGTTTTGGAAGCATATCAAGTTGAGTTAATGATGTTCCACTTAAATCATATATTGTTTTATATGAGTTTAAATCTATATTAATAATTCCATTCCCTGGAATTGCGTCTATTTTAAAATAACCTTCATCGATATCATCAACATATAAACCAAAGTATCTATAGATTTTATAATCTTCGGCAGTGTAATCATCAAATAAAAACTCTAGGTTAATTAAGTTTGCAACAATCAACGAATTTCTTTCAAATCCTTGTGTAATAATTTCATTGCTAACAATTTCAGGATAGTCAACTTGTGTATAGTATTTGTCAAATTGTTCTGCTTTGCTTGCAAATCCTCCATTTGCAGTATCGATACCGTTATAAAATGAAGATGCTCCCTCTTTGAAATTTACAGTAAGAGGAGCCGTTGGAAATAATTTATCGTTAATATGATTCGATAGATACTTTCCAATTGGAGAATTCAAAGATAGGTCAAAGGTTTTAATAATTGTAGCTTTATTTAAAAGCTCAACTAATCTTCCATTTTGACCCAGTGTAGTTTCGTCATAGGTTCCTTTATAATCAACGTCCTCAACTCTATAAACTACAAATTTGCTAGGCATTTTCTTTTCAAGCCAAATTGGTGCAAATAATTTGTATTGCTCTTTATATAACTTTGTAACATTGTGTAAGGCACCGTATTGATATTGGTCCTCATATTGAATTGAATAATCTGAGTATAACGTAGTATCTGTATTAGTTCTAAGAATTTGGTACTTTTCAGTATTAGGCAAATCTCTAAAGAATGAAGCAACATCTTTAGAATAAACACCATCAGCACTAATATCATATTTTTGATATTGTACTTGTGCAAGTTCCTTATTTGCTTTAAAGGTACTTAAATATAATTTAGAATCTGAATCAACAATAAGCTTAATATTACTCGCTAACTTTGGGTTAGTTCTTAATATAGCGAAAGATTTATTGTCTATTGTGTTATTTACAGCACTGGTATTAATTATAGCCATGAAAATTGCCTCTTTTATTTATATTATATATCCCATTATGTAGGATTAATAAAAGAGGCAATGTTTATTAATATTGTGTAATTTCAGGGTATGAGTAGTCAATTAATCCTTCTGATAGATATTTACGTCTACCACCACCTGATTGGAAGTTAGTGTTATAATTAGACAACATTGAACTTGTAATACTGTTAATGTTCTTACCTTGTGGAGAATATTTAGCATATACTTCAATATCAAATTGAAACTCTTTCTTAGCAAAGTCCAAAATATCTAATCCGATTTTTTTAGAGTAAGTTAAGTTAGTTAATGTACTATCAACAACACCACCAATTCTACCAGTTCCAGTTGAACCTTCACCGTAATAATCTGTCATTCTATATTGGAACACTAAATCTAATGTAATTGCGTTTGCATTTCCACCAGGAATAATTTTCTTACCATTTTTATTTGGTGAGTCAACTACCAATGAATCAACGTTTAATGGTGAAATATAAAGGAAAGATCCACATGAAAGTCCACCTAATAGATATTGGTCTTCTGGTGAGAATCCATTTTTAATTGTTGTTCTCAAACCACTATTTCCATCAATGTTGATTGAATTAATTACTCTAAATGGAGTTTGTTTTTTACCATGCAAATCATTTGCTCTACGAGGAGCCGTTTTAGGCATACCAACTAATCCATTACTCATAATTTGAAGTATTGCATCAGATGTAGAGTAACCAGATAATAGTGGATGGTCCTTATGCATATATAAACCATTCGAATAACTTGAATATTGAACTGCAGTTCCAAGCGCAACTGTATTTGGAGTAGTACCTGTATATGAACCTGACCAAATAAAGTTACCCGGAGTATTACTTACTGGAGATAAGGTCTGTGCAGTTGCATTATCAAAATTCTTTGAACCATCAATATTATTTATAACGCCACTCAATATAAATGATAAACCATATTCATATTTGTCATAGCCTGAAGTAGCTAATACATCAATATCTCCATCTGCAATACTATTCGTGTTAAGTTCGTCGATTACATATAAATTATCATCATTCGCAATATTTTTAAATCTTGAATAAATGAATTGTCCTCTTAATTGAGTAGATTGCTCTGGTCCATTATTAAAATAATCAACACCTAAATTTGCAACATTATCAATGTTTTGATAAACAACTGGAACTAAGTCATATCTTGCTTCTCCAGTGTAATATGAATCGTTTTGATATTCAGCATCGATTGTTCCAGCTCCTAGACCAAATTTTGTGTTTGTTGTAGAAACATATGCAGGAGTTCTTGTATCTCCTAAGATTCTTGCAATTAACTCAAGATCAGTTGCTTTAGTATTTGATAATTCAACCTTAAAGTTTTTAGTAACTATATAACCTTTACCACCTGTACTTGGAATTTCATTTATATAATAACCTGCAAATAATTGTACTGTTGTGTTATTTGTAACTGGAGTTACATTACCATCCTCATCAATAATTCTAACTTGTAATTCTCCAACGGTTCCTTCAATTACAGCACGTAATCTTAGTACTTCGTTTTGCAAGCTTAATAATTTTTCATAAACTGAAATTGGATTACTTTGATCTGTTAAGAATCCTGATGCAATTGTATTTGCATTATGTGCAAAGGTGACATCGCCAACACTAAAGGTATCTTTAACGTGGGTGAAAACACCTGCGCTTTCTAAGTCTTGTTGGATTTGTACTCTAAGTGCATCTAGTTCATTTGCTTTAATTACATTTCCTAAAGCATCTGTATTTATCTCTCCCTGTGGAAATTCAATACGAGTAATCTCTGACCAATCAGATTCAATAGGATTTGCAGGAAAACCAGCCTCTGAAATGGATTTAACCATTACTTCAACTACTTCACCTGGATTAATTGAAATGTCTAATGAGTTGAAGTTAACTGCGTTTGCATCCTCTTCACTCTCTAAGATCCATTCATATTTTCCATCTTTATTCAATTGACGTTTTCTAACTGGTCCTAAAACTTCAACCCAATTTGAAAAGGCTGCAGTTTTTTCAGTTTGATTAATAGTATCATTGAATTTAATTTGGTCAACTTCTGAAGTTTTTCCGGAAGTCGAAACATATCTGTATCGGATTTTAAATTGTACAACCTCTTGAGAAACTTGATTGCCAATTTTCTTAGGTTCAGGTACAGACCAAAATCCTCTTACCCTGTATTTAGGACTTACTGTTTGTAAATCACTACTTTCAGCAGATGATTTAATATCTGTAATGATTGAAGAGAAAAGGTTTGAACTTGATTCTCTTTTGCTAACCAATGCAGATAATTCACTATTTTGTGTATCTTTCTCAGCAGCTGATTTAAATTTCTTAGTATTAATAAGAGATTTTTTCTGCTTGATTGATTCGTCTAATTTCTTAATTTCTTGCTCAATTGCAACTTTATCAGATTTTAATTGTTTAATTTTATCTGTGTTAGTATTATTGGTCAAGTGTTTATTAATTTGAACAACTTTAAAGTTATTTGCCTCAATTAATGGAGAATCTGGCTTAATACCAACCGCTGCAGGTGGAATATAATCTACCTTAAGTGATTTGATAAACTGACCAAAATCTGAAACTTCGTTTTTATAGTACTCTGCTAAAGTAGTATTATCTCCAGTTGAAGTTGTGATTAATAATTCATTTGAATAAAATGCAACTCCAGGAGAAAAGTTTTCAGCAGGTATTTTTGAGCTTGGATCGATTGGCTTAACAAAGACAACTTGTCTTTCATTAAATCCGATTTTCACTTCAATATCTAAATTTGTATCTACATCTTTGTAAACTGCTAATTGATTTACGCCAATCTTAATAGATTCCGAACCTTCTAACAATAATAATTCTAATTGAGAAGTTGAATTATCAATCGATACAATTTGGTATCTTGTTCTATAGTTACCTGAGTTTACAATTAAAGAATCTCCAACCTTTAGGGTTTCAGTATCTTTTAATGATTTTGTAGAATCAGTGTAAGTTAATTTGTTAACCGTATATAATTTAACAGTTTTGGTTTGAGAAACTCCATCAACAACCTGTGTTCTTTCAGCATTATCAACTTTAGTTACGTCAAAAGTTCCAGTATATTGAATCAATCTCATCGGCATATCTAATACCTCAGCATCAACAAAATATTTATAGGAGTTATTTACAATCTCTGCCTTAAATGTATTGTAGTCAATCTCGCTAGCACCCTTGTAAATCTCATCAAATGAAGTTAGAGTTGCAACATCATTTGAGTCAAAAATATATCTTTCAACGTAAACCTTTTCTGTTTCAACTGGAATTTGACCAGTAACATCAAGGTTAATAGTCAATAACGGATTTAAAAAGTCCTCAAAGAACTCATTTAATTTTGTGTTAAATGTAGTTGGAGAAGCAAGAGAAGTCACAGACTTTGAAGGTCCTTTTAATCTTGCAGTATGGATTGTTCGGTATGAACCGTCCTTTAATCTAACAGTTGCATCAGATCCTTCAAGACCACTAATTGAACTAATGTTTTTATTCAATCTTTCAATTTCTCTTTTCAAATATCCAAACGCTGGGATTTGAATAGTCTCCATTTGATTGGTAGTACTATTAAACAAGTCAATAACCACCGTTTCTTTATTGGAGGTTATTGCTTCATTAATTCTGTTAAATGTTTCTAAAGCGTTTGTGTTTAGCTCTAAAAACTGTTCAAGTAGTTGTGATATTGAATTGCTGGCACTCATATTATCTTATAATTTCAAGTTCAAATGTCTTGTTTGTTTCGTCTACACAAATCAATTCAAAGTATGGTTTGTTACTTAATAGAAGAGATACATCTATTGTAGTTTTTAATACCCATGCATTTTGTTTATCTGTGTATATGTTAATTTTGTTAGTACCTAATGTTGGCAATAAGTTCTTAAATGAAAATTTAATGGTTTGACCTTTTTTCCATACATTGATACTATCATCTAAGTATATATTCATATCTCCAGATAGTGTACCTTGGTCGGTGTAAACTCTAACCATATTTTCATAAGGCTTTACTCTAGTAATTAAACCTTTCGAAGCAGTAAGTGTAGCATTAAATACATTACTTGAGTCTATTACATTTCCAGTTATACTTGAAATAAAGTCATATTCAAACACATCGTTCAGGGTGTAACCGTAGTTGGTGTTTATTATTTTAATATTGTTTGGAGTTGATTTATCTATTGTTGTTCCATCACCACCTGACAATACATCTGTATTATATTGAATTTCACTAGGAATTTGGCCATTGATAACTTGGTTTAATCTATTGTTAACCGAAGTAATCATATCTAAAATGCTTGATGAGTTTGCATAATTTAATGCAGCATCCTCTAGGGCAGTTTCAAGTTCTGTTAATCTTGCTAAAATTGTACTAGTATCGTTTGAAGTTAATGTTAAGTCCTCTATAGCCTCAAGTCTTTCAACAATTGATGCATATCTATTATTGGCTTCAACCATTAATCTTGCAGCATTTTCTAAAGCAGTTGTTGTATCTAAGAAAATGTCCATTGAGAATGTAGAGTAGTCATTAATATTTGACTCAACTCCAACATTATCTAATGATGAATTAAATTTAACGTTAAGCTTTAATGCAAAGGCGTTTCCATTCAATCCAGTAACATCATTTGGTTTATATTTAGTTAATGCAGGAATATACCATCCAGTTGTTGAAGGGTCATCCTTGAAATTATCTAAAATAATTATACCATATAGGTTTGTTGATTTGTTTGCAATATTTGATTTTGAATAAATGTCATAATATACTAAGATTGCGTTGAATTTAAAATCACCACCTCTCTTGGAATAATCTAAGAAATTATTTAATGAAGGGTCATTTGCAATTTTAGCATATAAAGATGGATTCCACTCAATACCATAATTGAAAATATTAACTGGGTCCAAATCAATTTGACCATCGATATTATCAGCCAATGAGTTCAATGTTAAATTAGCATCTGGATGTGTTTGTCCGGCTCTACCGTTTATTTCAGTATTTGGCAAGTATGATGTTGCGGTAGTATTATAATTTGAAGATTTGAATAAAATCTCCGGAGTATATCCGGCTGATGATGGAACGTTTACAAAAATTTCATTGTAAGTATTTCCTTGGAAATTTTTATCATTTGATACATCGATATTTCCAACATATTTTACAACTCTATTGTAATTATTTCCAGTATTTGTTGTGTCTTCATTTTCAATTGCTCTTGAATATCCTGAAACAACTTGTTGGGCAGTTGCAGGTTTTACTTCAAATGCGCCAATGTGATGTAACCATTTAAAGAATATTTTTTCAGCATCAGATGCAAAAATAGCAGGATCGAAATCATCATCAGTTAAAACAAAGTTTTCAAAGTTAAGCGCATAATTTTGCATTGTTTCTGCAAAACTTACATTTGCATCTGCATTTGGAATGTATGATGCTGCTGGAGCACTTCCTCCTTCATATAAATTTTCGAATCGGATGAAATTCTCACCATTTGATGGAGTTGCAACTACCGGAATATTTAATAAAGCAAACTTCGAATATTCAAAATTGATATCCGGATTATAGTATGCTCTAGTTAAATCTCTGGCCGCACTTGAAAATGCGTACATAGTTCCACCCTGTTCTTGCGGTATTCTTATTAATGGTGTTGCCATCTATTGTTTAAATGTTTTATTAGTAAGTTACAGTAGCATTCATTGCTGAAACTACATAGAATAACGAGTTTGTTGTTGAATATTTAAAAGTGATTGAACCACCATCTGCTAATTCTACAACAGTTGCTGCTGCGATATTTGTTACATCAAATGTAATAATACCACCATCAGCGATAAAAGTAAGCTCTTGACCATTGTCAGCAGCTGGAAGAGCAATTGCAGATCCAAAAGATGCTGCATCTAAAATATATGTTGATGCTGCATAAGTCGTAGGGAACGCAGTTACCCCATCCTCTAATTTTTGTACCAATGCATTTTCTAAAGTTACTTTTTGATTAAAAGTAGCCTCTAAATTTGCTTCAATCGTAGTTGCTGTAACTTTGAATGTGTCAATAGTACCATTGTTTGCTCTTAATGTTCCACCCTTAACTTCACCATTTAAAGATAAAGTTTGGTTGGCAACATTCAATAACGATGTAATTGTACCTAACTCAGTATTAATTGCATTGAAATTATTGTTGATTACGATTCTTGAAGATGAAACGCTATCTGTTCCTAATATGGTTGTTATACTTGCCATTTTAAATAATTTTTAATATATTTTTGTTTATTTTGTTTTTATTTCCATTAACATCAGTTAACTCTAATTCAATTGTGTAATCTCCTTTATATTTGAATAGGTAAGTCAACCACATATTACTATAATATATATCATCTACATCTTGGCTATTATTTTTTAGCCTCCATTTTTGAGAAACAATACCTGGCATTTTAGAAACATCATATGAGAAAGTTAAATGGTTTAACATTGGAACTTCCATATGTGAATCAACAATGCATATATCATTAAAATCTGGATTGTAGCTTGTAAAATGTATTTCAGAATCTGGAACTATAATACCACCATTTGCATTATTAAATCCAACTGCAGAAAAATCATGAGTTCTTGAAGGTTCTTCTCCAACTGCTAAAATGTAGTAACATGAATCCTCAACACCATCATTGTCATCGTCAGCCAAAACAGGATTAAAATTAAATTTAGCAAAAAGAGGATGCGATATTGGATCTAATGATGTTAATTCATCTGCAATATCTATCCATGCCTGCAAATCACTCTCATCCGTTGGATATGTTGTTGTAATTTGGTATGTGTCTGTTACTTCAATATTGGTTACAGGGTCCATTTGCTTAATAAACATTGTATATCCATTTGAATAACCTTCGCTTTGTCTAACATCAAACTTAAATGAAGAGTTAATGTCTGGACCAACTCGCATCATATCCCAGTTTACCAATTCACCATCGTTCCAAGTATGGGTTTTCAACTCTTTCCATTGGTATGGACCCGGTGTTTCATTAAATCCAGAAGTAGTTGAATTATCTAAATATCTACGAACTGTTGAGAATTCCATACCATCATCACCATCATGCACATAATTTGCTCTATCTAATGTTAAATAGTATGTTGCTATAATACTATCCAATTGTGCAGTGTTTTCTCTAGACCAATCCCAATCGCTTCCAGCGGTATTCCATGAATATTTGTATTGATTCCAATTTAATTTTGGTAACATTCTTTGAAACAATCCATACACCTCAACATTTTTGCTTTTTACTTCAATATAATCCTGTGCTCTATAAGTGCTTCTAAAATTATATAGGTCATAAACTGATAATTCAACTGAGTAATTTCCAATATATGGTAATACTATTGGAAATTGTTGGTAACCTGGGTGAAATTCTCCAGCATTGTCCCAATAACCAATGTCTCCTTTAAATGTTTTTAAATATCCATTAGGTCCTGAAACAATCCATTCCATTTCATAAATATTCTGTTTCCACCAGTTATTCCACTGTAAATGGTCATATTCATTATTATTATATAAAAAATCATAATAATTTAACAATGAATTTGTTGGATGTGCTGGAAAATCACCATAGAAATTATATGGTGCATATTCTTTACCTGCATCCATGTAAGTGAATTGTGCAGAGTCCCATGTATCTATGAATGATTCTGCATTTAAGATAACTGGGCATCCAACTGGTATACCAGTCAATGTATTATAGGTAGACATGTCAGCATCGTAATATCCACTATAGAAATCTTTGATTGATGTGATAATTTCCTCTCTGTCAAGTTCACTTAGTGCATTAAAATCTTGATTGATTCCAGTAAGTCTATAATCAACCTTTCTTAAATCTTCAATAAATAATTGTCTCTTCTCTGGAAACTTACTAAATGCAACCTCAACACCTGCATTTTGAACTTTAATCGAATGTTGGTTATTCCAAACGTTTTGATTAAATTGTGAAAAGTAATCTCCTTCTCCAGTGATATCGACAATTTTTGCCTGTAACGGTAAGTAATTCTTTTGTAGTTTATTTTTTAAACCATATAATTTGATTAAAACCTCTTCAGGAGAATAGTCAATAGATTCTTGAACCGTAGGAATATCCCATTCGTCAACATTTCCATCGGCCTCGTTTAATCGATAAACAAGTGAGAATCTGCTTGTCTTTTTAAGGTTTGAACTTGGAAGTTCTTGCCCTTTATTTTTGTCTGCTAAAAATCCAACAGTATCTTGGTTTGGAACAGCGATTGCTTTTAACTTTCCAAAGTTTTCAGACTGCTCATTGATATTCAGCCAATATTCTTTAAGTGTAATTTTGTTATAGCCAAAAAAGTCAATCGCATTTAAGATTGCTTTATAGGTTCCAACAAATGGTTTAATCTGAGAAGCCTGTAACAATAACTCCTTTCTCTTTTGATTCATAAGAATCCAGTCTGGAGAAAATTCTTTAATGTCAGAATCCTTAATAATTAAGTAATCTTCTGGTGTAAGTGTCATTCCAATGTTTGACAATAAAACTCCAAGTCTTTCGTCTTCACCCTCAGTTTCACCATATATTCTAATAGTTGCAATCAACGTTTCGTTTCCATTTGCATCTATTTCTGAAATATCTAATAATCTTGTATGATAATTTTCCTCCTGGCTCATTAATGCAATATTGCATTTTAAAGGAACCATTGATAAATTCGAATTGATTATTTTAAATCCATTTGAATTTAATCCAATTGAATTTGATGAGTCAAGTAAATTAAAAGAAATCTCATCTTTCTTTTCAATTTCTAATCTGCCATTTACATCAGCTGCATCATAAATAAAAATGTCTTCACTGTAATCGTAACCACTAAAAAATTTAAATTTAAAAGAACTTACACCTACATTTTCCGAAACTGGCGTAATGTATTTAGTATTACCAAGAGATCCTTGTACCTCTTCTAAAATGTAAATTGTTAAAGTTTCATAAAGGCCAGTCGATACTTTAGGCAAAAAACAAATACCCTCCCATATTTCCTTTTCAGAATTATACAGAAGGTTTAAGTCATTTGATTGACTATCAAAAAATCTTAATTTAGTATATGCCATTCTTAGTTAAATTTTTTATCTCCTTTTTTGACAGTAAAGGATTTATATGATTTTAAATAACCAACAGAATCAACCCAATCGGCCACAACGTGCTGAATCATGATTATAAAATCGTTCATCATGTCGTTTCTTTGTATATATTTTGATATCGAATTTGACAAAATATTTACGCGATAATTATTTCCCAGATTCTTTCTATCATCTACTGCAGTAAGTTTAACATCATAAGCCTTACGCTTTCTTACTTTAAATAAATTGCTTAATATGTCCATTACAATACTCTTCTATTTTGAGTTTGGATTTTATTAAAAATCGTATTAGGTACTGCTGGTTCATCGAAATACACTGATAATGCAGCCATCTCACCTATTTTGGCATCGTCAGGAACTGGAACTCCATCTCTGTCTTTCCATCCTCCTCTAAATAGTGCAACCTCTTCTTTGTCTAAAATAATGTCTCCAAATGAGTCTAAATTAATTACACTCTCAGGTAATGCTGCATTCGGTTCAAAGTTTATTTTCTTTTGCTGTACGGTTCTTTTAAAGAATACATACTTTTGTTTTCCATTTCCAATCTCTTCAAGGACTGGTGTGCTTGGAGTAACAGTAACTGTTTCAGAAATATAATAACCATTTCTGCGCGCTGTTTCCTCAGCCTCAGAAACAAATCTAACATTCACAGAATCGATACCATCAATACCTTCTAAAAGTGCAATGATATCTGATTTTGGTAAACGATCTCTTCGAGTGATATTAATTAAATAATTAGAAATTTTAGAACGAACCTCAGTATATAAATTAGTCTTATTATATCCTTCAAAATATCTTACTTTAATGTCCATTCTAAAGTATTGAACCTTCGGCTTAACGATTTTTACTTCAGTTGTAACCATTTGTCTACCTGAATTTTCTAAAGTTCTAAGAATTGCATTGTTCTCTTCTTCTGAAAAGAAAAACTCTTCTTGATTAAGATTAAAGTAATCATTGTTTTTGGAAAGCTTTCTTGCAGTATCAGGTAACATGAACAGGTAAATTACATTGTCATCATCAATAAATCCATCATCCGTGGTGTTATATGCATCAAGATATGAAAACATACCATACTTTGATAAGAATGCCTCATAATTATCAGGGGTTGCTAGCACAAATGAGTGGCTCTGTAAAGGTGCAATTAACTTAGTTAATTCAACAGGTTCAGGATCTGAACCCATCGAAGGCGCAACGGTAAATGAAGATTCCAATAATTTATTTAGATTATATGAATTACCTAATGAATCAAATCCTTCAGTTTCAAAAGTAAATAAAAGATCTTTCATTCCTGTTAAATTTCCATTAGATCCATTTGAAATTAAATATTCAACTTCAATGGTTGCACCTTCAATTGGAATAATACCAAATGAACCATTTCCAAAATAAATGTCAAGTCCACCTGTAATTCCAGTTTTTACTAAATAACCTTTAGTGTCAGTTTTCATATCATACAAAGAATCATACTTTGTCCATGGCTCTCCATTAACAATTACCTTTATTGAATCATTATCTGTATTTCCTTTAATTGAAATGTTAAAAGATTGTAAATGTTCACCAGTTCCAGTCACAGTTTGCTTTTCAATTTTACCTTGAATAACTGGAATATAGATGTAATTTGGATTGCTTTTTTCAATTCTAAACTGCTCAGTATTTGTTTTTAAAATATATTGTAATCCATTTTTTCTTGCCTTAATTACTGAGTTTGCAGGAATATTAATCGCATCTCCAGCAATTTCAGTAAAAGCACTCGTGTTTAATCTTATTTTAATTTCTCCGATTGCAGAACTTCCTCTATATGCATCATGACCGGCTAATCTTGCAAGTCCATATATAGATTCTGAATTTTGTGCAGTTAAAATATTTTGTTCCACCGTTGCATCCTCAACATAGAAAAATACTAAGTTACTAATTTCGGTAAGTACTTCTAAAATCTGTGCAAATGGAGAAGCGGTGGTAAATAACTCTCCACTTCTACCATATATTCTACTGATATATGTTCTAATATCTACCAGCATTTCACTGGTCTTGATTCTAGCTGTTGATAAAAATTTTAATTCTGCCATTTTTAATTATATTTTATACATATAGTCCAATACCGTATCTGTTATCTATTGTGATATCGATATAGACTGCGTTTCTATCAGATTGTGCTGTGTATTCAACATTAACCTGTACTGGATATTTTCTTGAAAGAGGAATAAAGTCTGAAATTGCGTTTGAAACCAATCCCTGTAACATATTGTCATTATACATAAAAGAATAAACATAATCCTCTAAGTTTAATCCAAATTCAGGTGCTCCCATCACATCTCCCTTTGCTGTAAATACGAGAGTTTCGATCTGAGTTAACATCATCTGAATTTCCTCATCAACCTGTAGTTGTTCAAAATCAAAATTAGGGTCACCTAATGCTTTTATATATAGTTCCATGTTATTATATATTTGTTTAAGAATGCATCATCCAGTCTGTGCCTTCATCAGTCTTAATTTCTTCGATAACTTTTTCAAGTTCCTCTTCTCCAAGACCTTTGATTGCATCAGCATTTACTTCAATATTACCAGGAAGTGCAAATCCAAAAATAGATAATTTCTGTCCTAACGAAATTTTAACCTTTGCTGCACAATATCTAAAGAAAGCTTCGTCAGCAAATAATGCACATTCGGGAATAGTTTCGTAAACCTCAAGAATTACATCCTTTTTAGGAGTTTCTCCAGTGAATTTTAACTCATGTGTTAATTGATTGTAATGATAGCTAATTGGATTTTGAATAATTTGCCTAGCCAAATCATAAAAGCTTTCATTAATTACATAGTATTGCAAATTTTCAGCAGCTGCGCCTGTATTTGAACCACCATACATTCCACCCATTAAAATACGTTCCATTGAAAAGTCTCCTTGAGTAAAATTAATGTCCATAGAACCTCCCCATCTTGAACCAGTTTCAAATAATCCATATACTGAATATATTTCATTTCCTCCTGTTAAGGGGTCCGGACCAGGCAAAGTAAAAGATCTTTTATTCTTAAAATGGTTTGATGAGAATAAAGAGACCGGTAACACTAAGAAATTCTCTTTAACAGAATATTCATAATTTTTATAGAACCATTTCTTTGCATTCTTTACAATATTTTGAACTTCCTTTTTTGGTAAATTCATAGGAATCATACATGAACCTGTAACGTCATCAGCAAGTTCATTTACAAATGTATTAAAACAATCACTGCTCCATGTTGGGTCTTGTAAGAAATCCTCATTTCCAATAATTATATCGCTCATTTCTTTTATTTATTTTTATATTAATTTATATTTAACAATTTCGGTGTTATCAAACGTTGCAAGTTTTTTATCATAAGAACCTTCTCTAAAGATTCCTCCAATCATTTTACCTTTAAATACTCCTTTGCCATATACATAACAATCATCAGCTGTACAAGACCCATGTACATATGATGAGTCTAATTTACTTGATTTAATTTGAGTAGATGAGTAGAAATTACAATAATGAATATCTGAACCATGAACATCACATCCGTACATATCACATTGTGTAAATTCTCCGCGTAAAAAACATCCAACAAATTCATAACCATTTAGGTCTACACAATATTCTAATCTACCTGAATTTACTTGTACTTTACCAGAATCTGAGTCATAATTAATATGTCCCTTTGTAAGTTCACCGTGTGTAAATAATCTCATTACACGGTCTTTAATACTTGGCCAATAAAGATCTACGACCTTAGGGTTATCTTGCAAATCAACGGTGAATTTAACATCCTTCCAGTTTTTCTTAATGGTCTTCCAATCTCTTCTTGCATCAATGATTCTTTGATTTTCAGAAATTATCCTTTTAAGTTCAATTGCATTCAACTCTGAAAATTCAGCATTTTCAGTTGATTTCCAAAGTTGCATTAAAAAGCTATCAACTAAATAAAGAACCTTTGATGTTTTCTTTTCCCAATCAGCTCCTCCAACATATCTAAATTCCAGATAGTTTTTATGTCTCTTATCAAAGTTAATTCCATAATATTTTGAATCTGGAAAAATGAAATTTTGTTGATTGATATATTTACCATCAAAGAAGTATGTGTCCTCCTTTGGAAGTACAAACTTAATTGATTTTGCGTATGCTGAGTTTTCTCTCTTAGGAAACAATTTGAAAACTTGTTCCTCATTAAAATCTAAAATAAATTTAAGAGTATTCATTTTAGATATTCTATATTTGTTTTCGATTTTAGATTTATCGAATGATAAATTTAAGTGAATAGAAGATCTGTCGTTTGTGTAACCATTTTCCTCAATCCATTTGCTTACCTTGATTATCATTAATCTTGCTGCAAAATATGGAAGAGCTCCGGTTACAAGCTCTAAAAGCTTTGCTCCACCTGACATATCTGGCTCAATTTTAAACTCATCTTGAGTTACTTCAAAATCACTATGTGCCTTTGTCTCAACATGAATTTTTTTGTCAAGTAGCTCGCCAATTTTTTTAGCGGTTTCCTCTGCACTGTAATTTGAATAGAACTCAAATTCTACCCCAACAAGCGCATTTTGTAAAATATTAGCATCACCAATACTATTCATCTGTATTTATTATTTTTAAATATACTGCCGTATAAGGTATATATCTAAAATAATAAATTGATGTTTAGTTACATCATTGATTGTAGTTTAGATTTTAACTTAAGAATATTTTTCTCTAGATCTTTACGTCTTTTTGTAGGCCATTCAATGTTTTGAGTTTTCCAGAATGCAATACCATCTGATGCAGTTTCTCTATTTCTAGCATTATATTCCTCTTCAGAATTGTTGAAATTTTTAGCAGCTCCATTTTTAATAATTTGCTCCCATGTAGGTTGATTCTGTGAATAGTGACCTGCATCTTTTAAAATTTGTGCAATCTTTTCATCTGTGATTCCATCAAATTCAGCAAGTTTAGCATCAATTTTTTCAATATCTCTTTCGGAATTCTTAATTTCAAAGTTTAACTTTTCTGCCTTATTCATTTTCTTAATACGTTCAGCATATTCGTTTGCCAAAGTACCTTTAGTTCTTGCGTTTGGAAGAGCAGTTTTAGTCAAATAACGATAGTGAAATGATTGGATATTAAACCCTCCAGCACCAATGGCCTCAGTATGGTAAGGATATTCAACACCATCACGTTCAACAGTTGCATTAATTTCAATACCTTTTCGACCTGAACTTGCTTTAATTGTTACTAATTTATCAGTAGGTTCTGTGTACTTTTCAAATGATTTTAACATGTCAAAAATCAGGTTTAAGCGAATCATCTCTTCCTCAAACTCACTGATTTTATAATCGATGCCACGTTTTACGTTCTCTTCAATAAGCCATTTTTTAATGTTTTCTACCATCTCCAAAATAGAAGATTCCAATGCAGTTAATACTGATTGTGAAAATTGAGAACTCACTGACTCATTAACGAATTGTCCAAATGTTTTAAGCTTACTCATAGATTATATATCTGTTTCAATTATAATGTAAATATAAACAAAAAACCCGAGACTAAAAAATCTCGGGTCAATTATTTTCAGAAAGTTATTAACAATTATAGTTTTAAGAAAACTTTTCTTGTGTCAACATCAATTCTTGTGATTTGTACTGTGATTGGACTATTTTTTGTGAATGTATTAATGTCCATTCCTTCTGGCAATTCAGATACATGTAATAAACCAACAATACCGTCTCCTACATCAACAAAGATACCGTAATCCTTAACAGACTTAATAGCACCTGTTACTTCGGTCGGGAAGGATTTGTATTTTCCTGCGATTTGTTGCCATGGATCCACTGTCTCAGTGTACTCTAATTGTGTTAAAGTGATTTTTGTATCATTGATGATTTCTTTTACCATAAAGGTAATTTCATCACCTGGATTAATCTCTCTTGCCTTGTGTTTCTTAGCAAATTCAGAAGATAAATCATTAACATGAATCATACCTGTTAAGCACTCATCAAATTCAACGAATACTCCGTACTTAGTTGAACCTGTAACATTTCCTGTTTTAGTTTCATGGGCGTTATTTCTAAGCTCTTCAACTTTACCAGGAATTAATGCCTGTAAGTATTTTCTATGTGAAACAATAACTGTACCTCTTTCTTGAGAATATCCCATCGGTACTACATACATTTGAGTATTTAAAATAGACTCAAATTCAGCAAGTTTATTAATACCTGCGAGTGAACCTGGCATAAAGCATTCGATTCCTTGTACATTTACAAAGTAACCTCCATTTGGAATCATACCCGTTACTGTTCCGATGTAAGCGGTGTTTTGCTCCTCCACTGAAGCCAAGATTTCTCTTAAGATTGCAGCTTTAATTCCAGCCTCAACTGAACCTAAAATAAATCCTTTAGAGGTTCTGTCTCCTGATATTTCAACATCGATTTTTTCTCCAGGAATCAATTTAGCTTTTGAGAAAGCAGATTCTCTTGACATATTCACATAAACCATTTCTTTGTGGCCAATATCAATTGAAGCCCATTCAGTATCTACTGAATATACGGTTCCTGTATGAGTTTCTCCAGCATTTACCGAGAAAATTGGTTCATTGCTTGAGTAAAATCCTTCCATTAAATTGTAAAGCTCTTGGGCGTATGGTTCACGAGAATAAACTTTGTGACCATCCTTAGTCTTTACATGAGGATTTGGTTTTTTGTAAGCTGAAGGGCAATCTGCTAAATGCGCATCCCAATCAAATCCCGGAATTCCTTCAGTTGCAATTTGTTTTTTTGACATTTTTTTTTGTTTTTAAGGGTTAATAAATTATAGTTTATATATATGTTTTTCTAGAATGTGGTTGGGCTAATTCCAACCATAGGTATTGGAGGGCCAGATGGAACTATCAATCCACCCAAATATAAGAATTTAACTCCGAGTAAATGTTTTGAACATGCAACAGATACTGCAGATGCCACCGCCTTCGAAGCAACTGGTGTTAATGGTTGTCTATTAAATCTCTTTCCAGTATTCCAAGCCTTTCTAAGGTCACTTGCCAAAGCACTCTTATTTCCATATGAAATTGGAGTGTATTTACCCCCTAATGGAGGTATTGAAGTACATGGAGTTATCGGGGGACCAGGTTTAAATGGCTGAACTGCCGTACTTTTCCAATAATCTATAATGGCTTGTGCCATTACTTCATAACCATCACCGCCTTGAGTATCTTCTTCTAGATTACCAGACATTGAATTACCCCACTTTCTTAAGAGGTCATACCACTTATTTTTCTCTATTAAATATAGTAGAATCTTTTCAGTATTTCTACGGATTTCCGCTCTTTCAAATCTTCCTTTGTCAAATGCTGTTGAAAAAGATTGATTGCCATTAGCATCAATATTTCTATCTGAATATCCTTCCATACTTTTATCGATTGATTTTATAAAAACGAATTTACATATATCAACTGCTTCCAACCATGTTGGTATTCTATTTTTATTATCAATATGCTCTTCCTGAAAAATATATTCATTAATAGGATTTTTTATTGTATCGTTCTTTGGTATTGCATATAATTTTTTAAGGGCATCCTGTTTTTTAAGTGTTTTATCTGTGGATAACATATCCTTTACAATATCATCTTCGGATATTTTACTTCTATATTCCTTCTGATACTTCTGGAGTTCAGATTTAAATAATTTATCGATATCGGCTTTATTTATTCCAAATACACTAAACTGAGAACCTTGTTTATTGTATTGCTCTATTAATTCATTTCGATATTTTGTTGCCTTTTCAAGAGATTTTCTTTGAACTAAGTCCTCTTTTAATTTATCAAAATTATTTGAACTAAGTCCTAAAATTTGTTGAACTTGTTTTTTAACCTTTTTTCCAAATTTTGAATTATGTCCAATATCTAATCTGTCAACCCATTCACCATATTCGGATGATCCGTCATTTTGATAAACTACACGAAGAGCTATATTTCTAGCTCTCTCATCTTCAGTCATTGTAGGAATTGAAAGTCTGGCTTTTTTATCAGTAAAAGGATCTTTAATCTCATCAATAACCTCTACTCCATCTGGTTTAATTTCTAATATTAAAGATTTGTTTATCTCTTTTAATAATATTGATTCATCTAGATACACGCCTTTAAAGGTGTAAGTATATGAACCATTTTGTGTAGGAGCCAATACATGTAGAACATTATCTTGTGCAATCTGAAGCGGTTGATCTTTTCCATTAATAGAATATAGGAATTTATAATCTATTCCCTCAGTGAAACCTGAGATTGTCATGGTAACGTATTTTTCAGGTTCTCCTGATTTGTTTGCTTCTTCTAATAATCCAAAATCAATTTCACCAGAAGTTTGCTGTGGTTCTTCAGTTGGACATGTTGATGGGAAAAAAGGATAGAATGTAAACTTTTCTAATTTGTCCTTATTTTCATTAGTCCATTTTTCAAGTTCACAATAAGCGTCAAAGTTTAAATTTGGACCCGGCGCTTTTTCAAACATATCGGCATATTTTGGATTTGTAAACTTACTTTCAAAGTGTACATCCTCCTCATCATATATCTTTTTAAAGGCTTTTTTAAATCCTTCCTCAAGAATTGGTTTTTGTCCGGACTGATGTATATTACCATACATTGTTTGAGAAGTTTTAACGGCATTAAAATATTCATTAGCTAAAAATACAGCAAATTCATCTATACTAGTCGAACTTAGACTAGATAGTTTTGCAGATACTTTATTAACGAAAATTGGCCATTGTGCAGGCATAATATAATGTTTTAGAAATTATATATCCTATTTACCTTTTTGTTGGTAATCTTTATGAGATGATTTTAAACTACTAACAGTTGATGGTGTTGTGGCAGCAGGGGGTCCTGAAGGACCAACTCCAGTTGGGTGAAAATGGTTCTTATAATCATCAAGCAATTTATTCAACCATTTTTCAAGAGATACTCCACGAACCGCAGGTTCTTTCTCATCTTCACTACCTTCACCTGTATTACTTAAGAATACATTACCAGAATCAAGGAATATTTTTTCAGCACTTGAGATTTTAATATAACCCTTCTCATCGATTTGGATTAAAGGTCTTTCCTTTGCTCCAGTACCTCGAGTAATTACTAGACCATCCTCAGGTGAGTGATAGATTCTAATATTTCTTACCTCATCATATATTAGTGATACAACATCATGTGCTGCGCCTGAAGCTTCCAAAATATCTGCCTTTAACGCTTTATTCTGATTGATTTGAAACCAATATTCAGGGTGATAGATATTACCATTGTCGAAACGAACTGCAACCACTGTTCCAATATTAGGCACATTATGAGAACCTACAAAATCTCTATTCATAGGAGTAGCCCATGGAATTGCATCATTAGGCAATTTATCAAACTTTCCATATACCTTTACTCTGCATCTTCCAAGAAATTTAGGGTCAGCATTATCAACAACCTCACCAATCCAGTGGGTTTCCCTAATATTATCTTTGTCTAATTCTTTGTCAGTTGCCATTATTTGTATACGTTTCCTAGGTTTTGAACTCCTTGGGTTGCTGCGATATTAAGTCCTTCTAATAATGTGTTTCCGGTCAAGTCGCCATACACATTAGCACTAATTGCATTTCCAATATTTCTAGATTGTTGATTAACGTCTGATATATTATCTATTCGTCTAACTGCGTTTGCAAATACATTTTCAAACGATGGAATTCTATTTACAGTTCTATTTCTTATTTCTTGTTCAAGTTCTCTACGCTTATCTGTTGCAAGTTTTTTAAGAGATTCTTCTCCTCTTTTTTGTGCTTCATCAAGCCTACCAGTCGCTTTATCTTTTGCAAATTCTAAAGGAGTTTTGCTTGACGCTTCAAAAAATTCAGCGTCAGGTGCTGGAGAAATATAAGATTTTGCATAATCAGGTTCGGTTATAATTCCATTAAGAACTCTTGCCTCAATTTTATCATAGTGTTCATATGTGATAGTAATATTATTTGTAGCAGGACCTTCTGGACTTTTAGAAAGTTCACTAAATATATTAGTTCCTGTTGTCATATCAAATTGACAATAATGTATTCCTACCATAAAATATGGTCTACCAGTATCACCCATAATTGCCGAGTTTGCATTTTCAACATCAATTTTAGGTTTCATGTTATCTGGAAAATCACTAACGGCATCCTTATTAATTTTTTTAGGAAGACCCGATACTTTAGTGTTTGTATTTATTTGTATGCTTCTAACCTCAGTTACATAAACATACATTGAGAATTGTCTTAGATTTTTAGGTAAAATGTAACACCATTTTCTATCATCGAAAACTGCCTTTCTATAAAGATGCATTAAACCTGCAATTGGCAAGTTCAATGATTCTAAGGTTTCAATTTCAAGTTTTGCATCATCTCCACCTAAATATGCATCACTAGGGTCATGCGCAAAAAATCGTTCAAGACCTTTTAAAGATTGCCAATACCATGGCATTTCATTATTGATGGTAAACAATGCTTTTTTAAATTCCTTAAAATCCTGCAATCTTTCAGCATAGAAAGCATCTTGTGTTGATAATTCAGTTAAATATTCTTCAGCCGGTCCTGCTAGCAATGGAGAATGTTCAGGATTATACGCATCGAATAAGATTGCGAATGAAAGGTACGTTGGGTCTTGATAGGGAAATTTCCTATAAGAACCTTTTCTAAAATCCGATACGTTTTTAAAATCTGACATATATTATTTATCTTTATTTTTGCACAGTGTCCTTATTAACATTATTAAGTCTACTTGGCCATTCTCTTCTTAGTAATGTTAATTTTTGTTTAACACCAGCATCTCCAGCTTTATATGTATATTGAATTCCACCCACAACATAATATCCACTTAAAAATTCATCTACTATATACACATCAGGTTTATTAAGAGAGTCATCTTCAACTGTATTTGTATCAAATCCCTTTTTATCTTTGATATCGCTGGTAATTTGCTTCGCTTTCATTTTGTCAGGGTCATTTGTATATATAAATACCGGTATTTTTTGATATCGATGGATTGCTGGATTAAATTCAGCCAATTCAATCTCAAGAGTCATCTTTTTTACCTCATCCATGTTTTGAACGTTTGCGATTGCGGCATATTCATAATTTAAGTGAGTATTTGATGTTTCAGGGTCTGCTGATTTTCTACCAACATATTTATATTTAATTTCATTCTTATATCGATCTTCATCCCTACGTCCTCTCAATGGCTCCTCAATATCCTTCATGTTTTTACTAGCAATTGGTTCAATATCATGTGAAACCAATCCCTCGTCAGAATCATTTTCGAAATATTGTAAAACTCTTTTGTAACCATTCTTTTTAGAGGTTGCACCTGCACTATTTTTTAAAGATTGTGATGCAATAAATCTATTAGTTGATGAATCTCTTTTGTGATTTGAAAGAACCAATGGTAATTTTGCCTGATTTATTTTATCATCATTCTTTGCAGAAGGCATATCGGTTAAGTCAACCCCATAAGATACGATTGCATCTTCTAAAGTTTCCTCGGATTCTAATAATTTATTTACATCAACAAAATTTATATAATAGTATGGATCTATACTGTAAACTTGAAAACTATCATCACTAATATATGAATGTCTAACCAAATCTTCAAGGGTATCATATACAGAATTAAATGGTACTACTAAATTCATAGAATCATCCGTTGAATCTATATTTGTTGCAACACCTAATTTTAAATCATTTGCAATAGATTCAACATGTTCGAGAGAAGTTCCAACCCCATAAGATTTACAGTCTTCTGCAAACAATCCAGGAATTTTTATTCTACCCATAAATGTATACTTTCCGCCTTTCATGTCAGACTTACGTGAAGGAGTTTCAACATATATTATATCAAAATCAGTTCGTATTTCTTTATACGTTGTTTCGTCTAGATTTCCTATTCTAAGGTTAATTACGTCACCATCCCTTGGAAAAGTATCTATATCAAATTGTCCTTTAGCATCTGCAATCGTAATATCCAATATAGGCAAAGAACCAGTACAATCTAAATTTAATCTTAGAATGTCTGTCATTGCAAATTGATAATTATTTATCATAACAATAACATTCAATCCTTTGCTTGTTACTGCATTAATATTACCCTCTTGTTCCTTAAAGGATTCAAACTCTATTTTATCAAGTTTTATCGAAGGTTCGGTTACTGTTAATATGTGATTATTGATTGAAGCCATTTATTAAATAGTAATTGAGCCATTGGCAATTTTTATATTATGGTCTCCATCTTTTAATAAATTTGGAGGTAGTATTTGTGCTGAACCATTTGCCTTCTGTGAGGCCTTTCTTTGTAGATATTCAAGTCTTTTTGCATCCTTAACTGGAATACGTTTCGTATTGATAAACTGGTCTTTGATTGATGGATTATTACTTGTTTTTTCAACCATTTTAACTTGCTTAATAATCTGCAAGGATGCAGTATTTTGTGGAATTAATAATGTATCTCCAATATTAATTGAAAATGGATTAGATATATTGTTCCATTTTAAAATATAGTCAGCATAATTTGCATCTTTATAATATTGTAAAGAGATTAAATCGATTCTACCGATTTGGTCTTCAGTAACAATATGTTCAGCTATAGTTTCTGTGTCAGGTGCAAAAACAACAGTAGGAGTAGTCATATTAATTTTACTCCCATCTGGCGATACTTTCTTTTTCTCTAATGTTGTATATTTCATTATCCGTTACTTAATTTTCTAAATACATTGACAAAGTCATCTTTCTGTGGTCTATGTCCATCTTTATTACCATATGCACTAACATCAACAGTTCTATTAATATCTGCAACATCATCAGGTTGTATGTAAAATCTACCTCTACCTGAGTTAAACATTGATTCTATTTCTGCTTTATCTCTAGGTCTACCTGGTTTAAGTTTTATTTCAACAACCATTTTTTCAGGAAAATCATGAATTGTGGTTGGACCTTCAAAATTAATTGTACAATCTTCCATTACAAGATTTCCAATAACCATAATTGGATTTAATGGATTTCCTATCGTAACATGCCATTGTCCAGTAGGATCACCTGTTAATAATGAAGCAACTGCCTGACCACCCTGTGGAGTGTTAAACATTTCCATTAAACTACCACCAATAAGATTATTAAGAAATTTATTATCTGCAATATTTTTCCAACTTGAAGGGTCTAAAACCCCTTGAAACATTTTACCCATGTCAGAAACAATAGAACCTAAAAATCCACCATAATCCCCAGATCTAAGTTTTGCTAAATCTCCTAAAGGCTTTGCAACAGAACCATCACTAATATACCTTACACTACCTCCCCAGAATGGTGCGTTATTATATGTTAATGCAAGAATATTTGCCAATTGGTCAAGCATCATGATTTTGGCGTTAACTCCTTCAAAACTCTTTAATTCATATTCAAATTTTAAAGTGAAGGCCTGTTCAAATTTAAGACCTTGTTCTCTAACAACCATATTTTTAATTACATTTAATGGTCCAAATACATGATTTGGATATGTATTTGAAAATGCATCAAATCCTGCATTTTGTTTATTTGCATTTGCTGAAACAGCATCTCTACCTGCACCTGCGTTTGCAGCGGCTGATAAGAATCTATTACTTTCGACAATGCTTCCAAATTTACCTGATGCAGCACCCTGTTGTGAATTTAATTCCTGTACCTTTGCTTCAGCATCTTTCCATTCGAATCCATGTGAGAATTTTAAGATATCGGCTAGTGTATTTCCTGTAGCTTCCCCTAACCATGTCACTGCTCTTGCAAGATCCGGTTGTTGAATTCCTTCTAATGATTTTCCATCAGCCGAAAGAGCTTTAGGTGTAATAATATCATCAGCTACTGGATATGCGAATCTTCGAAGAGTGATAAGCATATTATTAGGAATTTTCCCATAGTATTTTGTCAATGCAAAATCTGAGTATTGATATCGATATCCGTAATTACCATCTATTTTATCAGATCCAGTAATACTTATAATTTGACTAGCAGTTGGATTGATTAAACTCAATGGATCTATTTTTCTATATCTACCACTATCAACCGTTAAACCATCCTTCGTTATATCAAGTGGAGTTCCTCTATAATTAATTAATGAATATTTATTAAACGCTGAATATGGTCTTGGACCTACAGTAATAGGTTTCTTTTCAGTAGCATCGGCTGCTGTAGAAATATAGGTTTCTGAATCATTTTTATCAGTGTAGAACTTTGAATTCTTAGTATCAATAATAGTAAATGGTTCGTCGGTTGCTTTTGCCTTAGCAAGTGTTTGATTAGGTTTAGCAACAATTTTTTTAATGCTATTACCTTTTTTCTTTCCTCCCTTATGGGTACCTGTTGGATCTTCACCGTCTATTTCATTTAAGTCATATCCGGAAACACTCTTTACTGCACTAATAAATCCCTTGCCAAGAGAAGTTGTCTTAGCATAATTAAATCCTGTAGTAACGTTTTTTGTTGTTGCGTCGGCCAGTTTATCAAAATAACCCTTTTCAGTGTTTTCTGCCATTTCAATTAGATATATTTATTTTTTTATATATCTAAGTTTTTAGATTACTCTAAATTGTCAA